CTCACGATTCTTTTAGGGGTTACGAGTGTTACTTGCGCTATGGAGAGGGCAGTTCTGGTAGCGTCAAGGTTCGACGTTTTTACGAGCAACGGAACCAATGTTGTGACCCAACGGAAAGAGGTGGCCTACTGACCAACATTTGCCCTGTACCTCGAAAATTGGAGCATAATGATTCTCAGCATTTTCATGTCAGTAGCAGTAATCGTTTCACCCGTTGTTCAACTTCCACAATCACACGAATATAGAACGGCTCACAGTGAGGCCGCGCAAGACTGGAAAGGTTTCGAGCCTTCCCTGTATGAAGGGGAATGGTTCGACCCGCAAGACGAAAAAATCCGGGAGTGTATCTCCTTCCGTGAATCCCGCCATAACTATCGCGGCACTAACTCCTCATCATCTGCTGAGGGAAACTATCAGTTTCTTGACAGGTCGTGGCGTGATTCCTTGACGCACATGATGATTGCAGAGTCCCGAAAGAATGGGGATGGACTGATTAAACAGATCCGTGAACTCCGTGATGATCCTATCCGGCAGTGGAACCGTTACTTCCAAGATCGGGCGTTTTGGACTGCGTGGCAGTTCGGTGCGGGTGCGAAACATTGGTTTGAAGTCATACCCTCTGGACGGTGCTAACCTTTTGACATGGACAACTTGTACGACACGGAGAAGGCTTTAGAGTCCGCTGTTTCTGCTCACGACAAGGAGCATGATGGCGGTAACTCGCTTCTCATTGGTTGGGTTGTTGTTGCTGAATGGATTGACGCTGATGGTAACCCGAACCTGACTGCTTACGCTAAGACAGGTGTTCCTTTCTGGAGGATAGACGGGCTACTGTCGAATGCCCATGAGGGTTTGCATTACACAATAGAAGACGACATGTAATGACCCTCACCCGCTACCAACACATTAAAGACCTACAAAAAAACGTTAACCACATCATCCCGGAACTCACGCAAACAACTGACGAGGATCTCATTGCCCTCATTAGGGCTATTGAACGGGCTTACGCGCACGTTCTAATTGAGGCGGGTTTACGGGGTGTCGTAGATTACTAAACCCTGTACGGGCCTCTAATGTGGCGTTATGTATTTGACTCAGAACAGTGAGATGCGGCGGGACGGGGTGTGGAATTTCACTTTACCGGCGTGGGTTATTGAACTGGAGGACGGTTCACATTTCAACGTGTGCCCTAACGCGGGGGCGTGTGCGAAGTTTTGTTACGCCAGAAACGGGACGTACCTGTTCCCGAAGGTTAAGGGGAAGCATTTAAGTAACTTGACCCTTGTGAAGGATGACCCAGACTGGCCGGACGCTATTGCGGAGGAACTAGCGCACAAGCGATTTAAGCCACGGAGAGAGCCTAGAATCATTCCGGGTCTGGTAACAACGGCTCACCTGAGTACGGCGGTGAGAACGTGGCTGGAGGCCGGTGGGCAGGCTGTACGGATACATGACTCAGGGGATTTCTTTTCCCGCGAGTATCTGGACGGCTGGATCTCACTTGCGGGACGATTCCCGGAGATCCTGTTTTACGCCTACACGAAAGAAGTACAACTGTTCGAGTCTTTAACTTTGCCAGATAACTTCCTGACCGTGTACTCAATGGGCGGGAAACAGGACACTATGATTGAGAAGGACACTATGCGTCACGCAGATGTGTTCCCTGACATTGACTCTATTAAAGCCGCCGGGTACATGAGCCAACACGAGTCCGACCTGTTGTGTGTCCTTCTCCCCACTACCCGAATCGGTGTCCCGCAAAACAACATTAAACATTTCAAAAAGAAACTAGACGGGCGCACGTTCTCTCAGGCCCAACAGGAAAGAAAACGGCACTGAGTGTTCCTAGATGACGCGGCTTGTGTCGGGGCTGACCCTCACCTTTTCGACGCAACCAACGGATCTAAAGTTTTAGATGCCTTGTCTTACTGTGACCGTTGCCCAGTAATACCTGAATGCGACCGGATAGTTGCCCCGCGTCGGTCGTACTATGACGGGGTTGCCGCTGGTAGGGTTTGGGCTAACGGTCGGATAGTCCGACGTGAAAGAATCCGGGGAGATTAAAATGACACAAGTAACACTGATCGGGAACGCCGTTGGAGAACCTAACCTAGCGTTTAGTAAAGCAGGTGACGCAGCAGCCTCCTTCACGGTCGCAGTTAATGAGCGCGTGAAACAGGGTGACCAATGGGTAGATGGGGAAGCAACCTTTTACCGTGTCACAGCGTGGAGGAAACTGGGGGAGCAGTCCGCCGAGTTAATTAAGAAGGGTGACCGAGTAATGGTCGCTGGGAAACTGAAAGCCAAAACGTACACAACAAAAGACGGGCAAGAAAAACTGTCGCTAGAAGTTACTGCCGATGAGGTGGGGAAGTCCATCCGGTTCGAGAAAACAAACAACGCACCCACACCGATAGATGACTCGTGGGCCGCAACCTTTGATGAGCCGCCTTTTTAGACGGTACAATCGGTTTATGACCCCGCTTCAGATGTATGCCACTACTGCTCACGAAATGTATTCGGCTTTTGTTGAGGCGGGGTTTACCGAAGTTCAAGCAGCCTACCTAACCGCTATGAGGATAAACGCTGATGCCAGACAATAACTACGACTTTATCGAAATCGGTTCGTCTGGCCTCCGCAGGTCAGGCGGTTACATTGACGAGGAGTTCCTTCCCCAACTGCGCGGGGTTAAAGGGTTCAAGGTTTACCGTGAAATGCGGGACAACGACCCTGTTGTTGGGGCGATGCTGTACGCCATTGACAAAGTAATCACTAGACTGGACTGGCGTATTGAGGGTGAGGATGAGCGCACTAAAGTATTCGTTCAAGAATGCTTAGATGACATGTCGGACTCGTTTGATTCCACGCTGCAAAACATTCTTTCCATGCTGGTGTACGGCTGGTCTTATCACGAATTGGTTTACAAGATCCGTGGTGGACTAACAGGGGACGCTAAAACAAACTCCCGCTACAAAGACAACCGGATAGGTTGGCGTAAATGGGGCGTAAGGGCGCAGGAAACGCTTCAGGAGTGGATGATTGACGTTGACGGTGGTATCCAAGGGATGATGCAAATGGACCCGTCTGGGGGCGGGTTACACCGTATCCCGGTTGAGAAAGCGTTACTGTTTAGAACAACCACGAATCGAAACAACCCGGAAGGCTACTCGCTTCTCCGTAACGCTTACCGCCCGTGGTTTTACAAGCGTCGTATTGAGGAGATTGAAGCGATTGGTATTGAGCGTGACCTTGCCGGGTTACCAATGGCATACGTCCCACCGGAGTACCTTTCACCTTCCGCAACGAGCGCACAGAAAGCAGTCCTTCAGTCTGTCACTGAAATTGTGCAAAACATTAAACGTAACGAGCAGGAAGGTGTCGTTTTCCCTGCCGCTTACGACTCCAACGGCAACCGTGTCTTCGACTTGACGTTGTTGTCTGCTAGCGGCTCCCGACAGTTTGATACCGGGGCAGTAATCCAACGTTACGATCAGAGAATCACAATGACGTTGCTGTCCGACTTCCTGCTCCTTGGGTCTGATCGGGTCGGGTCGTTTGCTTTGGGTTCCACGAAAGTAGACTTGTGGACTCTCGCAGTGGATTCAATCGCTAAAACAATCGCTGAGGTAGTAAACCAATTCGCTATCCCTCGCCTCCTAAAACTGAACGCTATGCGTACCGACAAAATGCCGTACTTGACTTACGGCTCCGTCAGTAATGTTGTTCTTCCAGAGGTCGCAGACTTCGTATCGAAACTGGTTACTGCCGGTGTACTCACCCCGGATCACGGTTTGGAGTCGTACCTGCGTGGCCTCGCTGACCTTCCCGAAGCGGAACCTGTCCTGTAATGCTCGTGTTTAAGGCTCGCCCTAGACGCGACCCGGCACAAAGGGTGGATCTTACTGAGTCGCAGAAACGGATTATGCGTTTACTGAACACAGCCATGAACGAGGTTCGTCGGGAGATTATTCGTAATGAAGGGAAACTCCTTGACGCGATAGAACACTCGTCGCTGGACAAGATTGTAAACATGGTGACAGATGAGCCGTGGCTGGAGATGCAGCAGGCACTTCAGGACGAATTGTTGGGGGAACTGAACGACGCAGGTAAGAGGGTGAAACTTCCCGCTATTCAGAAAGCAAGCATTGGGTACAGTTTCGATGCGACCCGACCTGAAGCGGCAGCGTGGGCAAACGTTGAGGGCGGCAAGTTGGTGAGCGAGATTATTTCTTCGCAAAGGGACGTTATTAAGGATTACGCTTCCCGCGCCAACATGGGGGAGTTCACTCCACGGGAGGTTGCCCGAGGACTCCGTGACGTTGTTGGGTTGACTACGCAGCAGTCTGGTTGGGTAAGGAACTTTCGTGACAACGAAATCAACCGCATTATGGCAACAGGTAAAACTTTCGATCAGGCGTTTACTGCGAGTGAGAAAGCCACTGACCGTTACCACAATAAGATCCACAAATACCGCACGGAAACTATTGCCCGTACCGAAATCCTTCGCGCTTCTAACGAGGGTCGCAGGCAGGCGTGGGATCAGGGTGTGAATGAGGGTTTCATTGACCCGGATACCACGTTGAAAGAGTGGTCTACCGAACTGGATGGACTTGAGTGCCCAATTTGTGCACCGTTGGATGGGACGCAGGTGAAGTTTAATGAGGAGTTCCCGGAGGGTGACCCGCCGATTCATCCTAATTGTCGTTGTGATGTTCTTCTTGTTGAGGCTCCTGATTCTATCCCGTCGGATATTTCGTCCTTGACGGATGAAGAATTAGACGCTGAAATAAATAGTCTCATTGACGAAGGTACTGCGGATGTTCGCCGTGCGGAGAACGTTCCGGGGCAGCCTGAGTTTGATGACGATTTTGCTAATGGTTCAAGAAACTTTTTAGGAAACGAAGTAGGTGCTGAGTGGGGTAACACGGAGTCTGCCCGCTGGCAGGCTATGGTTGAGTCTGATGAGCCAACAAAAATGGCGATAGGCTCGTACACGCGGTCGGGCTATAAGGACGCAAACCAAACTTTACGGGATGGAATATATGACCCGGTTAACCCGACGACTGTTGATAGAGACATAACGTTGATTGGTAGGGCGTTGGAAAGAGGCTTAACTACCGAAGCGGTTATTGGTGTGCGGGGTGTAGGGATTCAGGGGGGAACTCCAGAGCGTGAGGCGTTTAGGGATCGGATAAACAACTTGAAACCCGGTGATGTTTTTCATGAACCCGGATTCACTAGCGTTAGCCTTTCGCATAGTTCCGCAATGCAGGGGGATGTTAGTTTTCGGATTAAACTTCCTACCGGAACTAAGGGCGGTTACCTTGGCCGGTTGTCGGAGTACAGGGATCAGGAGCAGGAGTTTCTTGTTCAGGCGGGGTCAACTTACAAGGTGACGAAAGTGACTGTTCAATCTGGGAGGACTTTTGTGGATACTGAGTTGGTGCATCAAGAGTTCGGGTCAAGTGAGGCCCCCGTACACCTACAAAAGTCTGTGCGCTATGGTTGGAACATGGAAAAAAAAGAAGCAACCGAAACCACTGAATTGCCACCGCCTTTCAGCGGGGACAAGTTTGTTTGGCAGGCAGGGGACATAACGATAATTAAGGCCCCTAAGAAGTAGGCTAAACTTATCGAATGGATCTCCTCGCTCAGATAGAAGCACTCACCGTAGATCAGTTGGCTACCCTCGCTAAACGGGATGACGCTACGGGGATTCTTGCCGAGTACCGGCTGGCAGCATTAACAAACTCACCCGCACCGTCACGGGAAACAGTTGTGACGGGTGAAGGCTACGCGATTGTGGCGGCTAATGGGGAACTGAAGCGGTTAGAGGTTGACGGTTATTACGCCACTGCTGATGATGCGGAGGATCGTTTAGAGGAGATCCGATATTTTGAGAACGCTGTTATCCGTGAGGGTTCCTTTGTGTCTTGGAACTCTAGCGGGGGCAGGGCACGGGGCAAGGTAGAAAGAATCCTACTGG